TCTCATACGGTCTTAAAGTCAACGAGACAGGACAATTAATGATCCCACTCTTCGACAAACAGCTGACAGTAGTTGGGATCCAATATATAGACGATGAGGGTAACAAACGTTTTCTTACTGGTTCTAAAAAAAGCGGCAGCTTTTTTATCCTTGGAAGAGAGATCCTAAAAACCGCAACAGTAATAAATTATGCAGAGGGATATGCAACAGCTGCATCTTATTATAATGATTACAGTCAGCCAGTTGTAGTTGCTTTTGACGCCTACAATCTCACGCCGGTCGCAGAGACAATTTTCGGCTACCTTGCTGACCGCAAGCACATCTTTATTGCAGACAACGATGATAGTAAAACCGGAGAAAAGGAAGCCTCTAAGGCTTGTCAGTACATCTTAAAAAATAAAGGCCAGGCAGAAGTCTTAATGCCACAGACCAAGGGCGATTATAACGACCACAAGAATGATCTGACTACAGAAGCGCTGGACGGCGAGCTGATTCCGGCGATGAATAAGTTGGACCTGCCAGTTGACTATGAGTTTGCTCGCAGCGCAGCGGGACGCTTTTTAAATACAAAAGATAATGTATCTGGGGTGTTGAAAACACATAGTATTGAGGTGCGCTATAACGTAATTAAAAAGCGCATGGAAATCGAGATCCCAAATACAAAATTTATCGCTGATATGAAAGAGGAGGCGAGTCTTATAGAAGTCGAAGACAGATGTATTAATATGGGCATACCACACGCTAAAGTCAGAGACTATCTCAAGATCTTGGCACGGGAGTACAATCCTGTTAAGGAATGGATCGAAAGCGTACCTTGGGACGGAGTCTCTAGGCTGCAACCATTCTTGGATAGCCTGGTGACGCACGACAGCAGACAGCTCAAAGAAATGCTTATGAAGAAGTGGCTTATCTCATGCTTGGCCGCAGCTTATGAGGATAACGGCGTTGAATTAGAAGGTATATTGGTGCTCCAGGGCGCACAAGGACTTGGTAAGACCTTATGGTTCAAACGCCTATGCGATTATGATCGTGGCTGGCTATTAGAAGGAGCTACGCTGAATCCAAGTGATAAAGACTCGGTAAAGCGAGCTGTATCTCATTGGATCGTCGAGCTAGGAGAGATTGAGAGCACCTTTAAGAAGTCAGACATAGATCAGCTCAAGGCTTTTGTAACCGCTAAGACAGATGAGCTTAGATTGCCTTATGACAGAGCATTTACTACTTATCAGAGACGTACGGCTTTCTACGCCAGTGTCAACGCGCGAGAATTTTTGACGGACACGTCTGGAAATCGTAGATTCTGGGTTCTGGCTGTCAAAGACATAGACGTGAATCATGGCGTGGACATGCAGCAGCTCTGGGCCGAGGTCAAGGACACTATGTATATAAAAGGCCAGAAGAATTGGTTTTTATCACCAGATGAGCGCGAACTATTACAAGAAAGCAATGAGATCTATAGGACTCAGTCAAGTGTAGAGGATCTTATCCTGGAACACGTTGACTTTACGACTGATTATCCTAAGCCAGTGCAGATGACCAAGCTGTTGCGCGATTTGGGGATCAAATCCCCTAGGATGCCGGACTTCAAAGAAGCGGCACGTGTTTTACACGAAAAAGGCATAGAAGCGCGCAGGACAAACGGTAAGAAGGTATATGACATTAGCTATACAAAGGTCGAAGACGATGGTTTCACTGACTATAGCTCTAAATTTGGAGACGATTGATGATTGAACTACTAGAGGCTGTCATGGCCACAGCATTTACAACGCTAGCTGCATCTATAGTATTATTTGGTATAGCAGTAATCATAAATGACAGGAATAGGTAATGAGCAAATGGCATGGAGGAAAAGGATCACGGCAACGTGACCTGGGCGTTAGCCAGGAGATTTTTGATGCCAACTTTGAGGCGATCTTTGGCGAAGGCCGGAGAAAAAAGCAGGGTGAGGGCGATGATAGAAACAGGGAAGGTACACTGCCAGGTGGTGTAGACAAAGCTATACAAAAGGACACAAAGATATAAATGATTGCAAGTATGTATAGAATAGGGTGGGGTGCAGGGTATAGTAAAAGAGATGCCACCCTGTCGATTATCCTTGTAGCTACGCTGTTTATTACTATATGTAGTGTTAGGTATATATATATAAAGAATATATTATTAGACATGGTTATAACGCATATAAAAGGGGTTTATGAGGGGTACAGAAATATAGTGTTGGAAGTGCTATACACTACACCCTGTACCCTGTTGAATAAAATATGAGTGAGCTGCGATCAATACAAGTTAAGACTAGCGATCAGAAATTTCAGATCCGTGCAGTCTATCTGGCTGTTAAGAATTTCTCTGGAGTGGTTCGCAAAATGAAAGGACAAGATATTATTGGCATCGTTAAATTAGAAGAGGGCAGATACTTGGCCTTCGTTGAGGAATAACATGGCAGAACGTGGCAGACCGAAAAAGAACAAAGCTAACCTGGTTGACACGCCAGATCTATTTGAGAAGAACGAAGAGTATAACTTGACAGAAATGCAAGCAGCATTTGTATGGCATTATACCGAAGGTGCATGTGGCCAGACTGAGGCAGCTCGAAAGGCTGGTTACGAGTTCCCGGCATCGGCGGCCAGTAAGTTCTTGAACGGCAGAGATCATCCGAACATAGTAAAAGCTATTAGAGTAAAGCAGGACGAACTTGCAGAGAAGTATGCGATCACACCACAGAAGACTGGCACGATGTTATGGAAAGTAGCAGAGACAGCCTTCGAGAATAATCAATTTAACGCAGCGGTTTCTGCTATCAAAGAGCTCAATCAACTCGCTGGTTTATCTATCAATCGTAGCCAGAATATCAACATAAATGCCACGCTCGATGGCATGGGAAAGGACGACATCAAGCAGAGATTAGCCAAGCTACTCGGAGCTGATTCAGATGACTATGATCCAAAGGATAGATAATCAAACTAACAAAGTAATGGGCCACTCTTAGAGAATCGGCGTCAAAATCCAGGAAAAATGCCCTGGTGTCAAAAAACAACGCTATATCAATGACTTACGCGCATATATTAATGTATAATTATGTGCACATTCCTACATCTTGTGAGCACAAGGGTAACAACACCTATAGCTGTGTTCCTGGATCTATGCTTTTTACGATACAACAGTAGGCCTACAGCTGTGTTTTTGATACTACTGGCACAACAACACAGCCGTAGGTTCCGACAGCAGTATTATGAAACCTACGGGTTATACAATACAGCAGTAGGATTTGACAGATATTTAATTACCAGAAATGCTTTAGATATAGGGTTCTTAGAGTATTTGATAATACAGCTATCCAACCAACAGCTGTATTCTTTATAGCCAGAAACACAAAACACAGCAGTTGGGCCGACAGCAGTATTATTGGTTTCTGAATACAATAATACAGCAGTAGGCTGGAGTCCCTAGGATCTGTTTTTTCTGGTGGTCGGCGACTAACCGAACCCCATACACCCCTATTTGCTGGCGGCCGCTGACAGTTGTAGTTATAACTAGGTTAGACACACCGAATCACTAAAAATACTCATCGATAATTACATGTGCTACAGTTTGCACATGACTATACATCTGTATAAAAAACGCAGCCTCCCAAAAAAATCTGAGCAAAATTTTTTATGAAAAAAAATATCAAGATTAATCTGCCTTTGACGGTACCTACTTCAAAGAACAAAAAATTTATTTTAAATTTGAACAATTACCGAAATGCCTATTTTCGGGTACTGTCTGTGGCCAAGAAGAACTACACCGATGCCCTGCTACCAGAGCTCGAAGATCTCCCCAAGTTTACCGAGCCGGTTTCCCTCACCTATACATACTATGCCAAGACCAAAAGGCGCATCGATATAAGCAATCCCTGCTCGATCATAGATAAGTTTGCATGCGATGCCCTGGTGAAGTCCGGGATCCTACAAGACGACAGCTTCGCTCAAGTCAACCAGGTCACATATAAGTTCGGCGGCTTTGATAAAGAAAATCCCAGATGCGAGCTGACAGTCACCGAATAGTCTTGGTTTACTAAACCCAGCTATCGCTGATACAATCAGCGTATGATTGCAAATAGGAACAAAGAAGAAACATTTACAAAAAATAAAAATTTTTTTAAAAAATATCACGAAAATGTTTTAAACACAGGTAGAGTTGGATCTAATCAAAACATAGGCGGAGATATAACAATGTTTATATCTGGAGCAGAAATAGATGGCAAAGAGTACCTAATACCGCTTTACAATCCAGACACAGGAATGGTGGAGGGAGAACCGTATCAAGTGGTTAGAAATGGTCAAGAACGAACTTTTTATAAACCCTCTCAAGAGGCCATAAGCAGAGCAAAAAATTATATCAAATCTGGACAACTACTGCCCTACACAAGCCCAGAAGAGGCTGAGCTCGACAGAAGCATTTTTTATCCACAAATTGTAGAAAATTAAATGGCCGTCAATGACATCAATATATTCGACACACCCCAAGGCGTTGGATCTATCTTGC